TAAAGTTTCTAAGCTAAATGCTTCCATTACTAAGCTCCCAATATACCAAACACGCCGTTGATAACGGTGCTACCAAGCGCACTAAAGAACTGGTTCTCACGTTCTACTTCATACTGTTCTGCATTGAAGTCCTGTGTCTGAGATAGAATAGCTGCATTGTGCGCTCTCTGTGCAGCGTTCTCAGATATCTCAACCATCCACGTAGCCTCGTCTCTATATCTCTGCCACAGTTTATCCAAGGACGCTTGATTAACTCCTAGCAAGTTCATTGCATTGAGTCGGTTAGTTTCATTCTGACCAGCCGTGTTAGCCGTGTTTATGTTTCTACGCCACACTGCGTTAGATTGCTGTATCAGGTTCTCATTGGAGATGTTGAACCGCTCCCGTGCATCGTTAATCTTTGTAAAATAACGTGCGGCTGCGTTAGTCTGGTCAGCGTTAAACTGCTCCATAGCTGCCATACGGCTAGCATTAGCGTTGGCTACCTGCGTCTCTAGCTCAGTAAAGAACTGATCCACCTGTAGCTGAGACTTTGCGTTAAACTGTCTGGCTGCATTCTCCTGCGCCTGATCAGTAAACAGCTTCTGAAACTTGGACTGCAGATCAATCGTTTTTAGTTGTTGTTCATTGTTGAGGTTCTGCACATCCATCTGCAGAAAAGCACGGGCATTGTTTACAGCACCTTGCATGGCTGCACTAAGATTAGCCCTGTCCATTGCAGCATATGTAGCTGCGTTCTGCAGAGTAGCTTGCTGTTGGTTGTTGAGGTTCTGTAGCTGAATGGTGGCATACTTGTTTGCATCTTGCTGTGCAATCGGTATACCCGACTCCATGATTGCTTGGCTAATGGCTGCAGCGGCCATAGAGGACCGTCCTAGTCCTCTTTGTGCCATCATGCCGCCAACCTGTCTGACTGCGGGTGCTGCCCATGCAGGGGGCGGCTTGCCTTCTTCAAACGACTTGAAGAGTTCGCCCATCTGGAACTTGAGCGTAGCCCTCTCGTCTAGCTCCGCAGTTGCCCCCTGTGCAATTGACTCTTCAGATACTGCACCTTCGATGTCACCTATAAGTGACTGTGCAGATACTTGGCCTTGGGCTGCAGCAAACTCTGGAGTATCCTCAGATACAAACGACTGATAAGTAGCTGCCGCTGTGCGTGGAGGTGTGGGTAACTCCAGCCCAGTTACAGAGGCTTCCTTTACAGGCTCCGATAGAGGCGCAGCTACTTGAGTAGGAGTAAATAGTTCACTCTCCTGAACTTGCTGTTCCTGAAAAGGCACAACCGTTCCTGTAGGCAACGCAGGAGTCGCGGCTGTATCAAGGTCCGCTTGCTGTGTAACCTCAGTTAAAAGGTTAGCCGTTGCCTCTGGTGGAGTGAACTGACCTGCCTGTAGCTCGTCAGCAGTCTGAGTCTCCTCAGTTTGATTTTCCTCTGCCATGTTTTATTCCTTGTTTGCGAACAAATCCTCGGCCTGTTCTTTATTTTCGTACTCAGCTAGCTTCTGACTAACAGCAACTAGTTTCGCTTCTAGCTCTGCACACTTAGTCATTGCAACGTCACGCTGACGTACCAGCACCTTCATTAGATTTTCTGTAATATTAAGTTCCATCTCGCTTGCTTTTCCTTTCTTTAATCATGGCCCAGAGCCTAAAGGCTAAAAGCACAGAGCCACCAACTAACATAAATAGTTGAAGGCCCTGCTCCACCCATTGCAACCAAAGCGGCGTAGATACTAAGCTAGTAGCTATTACAGTATCTGTAGCGTTTTTTAATTGTTCAGGTGTTTTTAGGTCCATAGTATTATACCCTATTTGAAAGAAAAAGTCAAGTTATTTCCGCATATTAGAAAGAGGATTGTCTAATGCTTTTTTAATTTTAGCGTTTGTTTCTTCCTGCAATGCTTTCATCTTACTAGATAGAGAATCATCTAAACTATCCATGCGAGAGTTTATTCTATCTCGCAGGGTACTGTTACGATCATTCTCTTTATCTATCATGCTACGAACTTCATCTTGTATAGTCTTAGTTCTACGATCTACCCCCTCGACTAATTTTTCTGTTCGTACAATCTCGTCTTTTAAATCGTTCTTTATGTCCCTTGCATAATCTCTAGCATCTGAGGCTGACTGTTTTATAATCTTCTCTAACTCTTTGAGATTATCCATGTCTTGTCTCAGCACAGCTAACTTCTTATCGAAGCCAGACAAATCCGGTGCAGAGTATTCCTGTATCTTTTCGCGCATGTCCATGTAGTCTTTGTAAAACTCAAAACCAGCCCACAAAGCACCACCTGTGGTAGACAGCAGAGTAAGCAAAACCATCATCTTGCCGCCTTTAAACTTTACTCCACCAACTTCTACCTCTGCCATTGATCCTCCATCATCTGAGAGTGTGCCTGATTGCTGCCACCAAACATCAGGTACTGCGCTGTGTTGTTTGTAGGTATGCTGCCATCTGGTATGGTAGCCCCGCTAAAGAAGCCGGGAGTATCCTGCAGTGTAGCCTGTGCGCTAAAGAAGCTACGGCTGTTACCAAGAACGCCCATGACGGCTAATGTCCTCACCTGATTAGTTGAGTCGTACTTGCTCTTGTCATTCATCTTGCCCATGATCTTCTTGGCAACTTTTTCTTTGACCTTTTGAGCAACGACTTTCTTTTGGGCGGGTTCCGGTTCTGCTACCTCCGCCTCTTGTATTTCTTCTTCAACCTCTGCGCTAACTTCCATCTCCTCTTGTGCAGCCTCTGGTTCTACAGGCTGTTGCACCTCTATCTCTAGCTCTACAGTCTCAATCTCTTCAACCACTATCTCTGTGGCTACTTCTACTTCTTCTGGTGCTGCAGGCTCAATCTCTACACTTATCTCCTGTATATCCACAACCTCAACTTGCTCCTGCAAATCAATGATACTAAGCACCTCTGTCTCTAAAATCGTAACGAGATCGAAAGTCGTAGTGAGGAAGGGGTTGTCAAATCGAGGACCGAAAAACCCACTTGAAAACCCGGCATCTATGCCGAATAACTCAAACTCCCCCTTTAGTCCTGTAAAGTTGTTTTCTGGTATAGTTTGAGAAAAAGCAAAAGAGCGTTCCCCTGAAAAGTCTAGCTCAACCTCATGTTCAAATTTATGCACTACGTTGTTTGCGTCTAGCAGTGTAACTGTAAGATTAAATATGTCTCGGCAGTCGCTGGTCTGCATAACATTGCCATCGACACATGAAGATAGTACAGAGTTACTTGGGTGAGATTCGACATCCACACCGTAGTCCATAGCAAAACCACGATTAATCTGATCTAGGGTCATGTTATCTTCTAAATCAAATGTGCTTGTATACGTCCCTCCCGGCCCTTGTGTACCTGCAGTGCAGAAGTTTCCTGAAGCGCATCCCCTGCCACCACCTGTGTTAGTGCCGCCTGATCTGGTAAACTCACTCATCTCAGGTATGTAGTTTGGGCTAGTCTCTTGCCCGGTTACAATCTCTGTTTCCTCTGCTACAGAGCTAAACGAAAGCAGAATGACACAGACAAAAGCAAACCATTTAATCACCGTAGTTATACTCGTCTGGGAACTCATAATCTTCATCTCGCTCTGAGTGGCTATGCTCCTCCTTCACAACCAGCACAGTGTTCCCTTCTGGTGCGTCCTTTGGATTAGCCTCCCATGCTACCCTTGCCTCGTTTCCTATCTTACCTTTGTACGGGCAGGGCGTACCCGCCATCCACATAGCATCAAATACTCTATGGTCTGTACAGAGTAAACTAACCCCTGCTACCTTCATGCCCATGCCGTACAGAGAGCGGCTTAATTTAAGTAGCTCACAAGTTTCATCTGTAACTGTAACGCCACTTGCAAAACCAAATATTTGTGTCTGCACCGCCGCACTCTTGGCGCTTTTACATACGTCTGTATTATTAATTACTACAGACGGTGCAGATGCCGTAGGAGGAGTTTTATCTGTAACTACTGTAGAAGATACCGTATTAGTCTCTGCTAAAACTGTGGTAGGAATAAACACAGCTAAGGCAAAGACCCAAAGAAAAAAACACTTTTTTATTATCATCAGTTACTTTCTAATACAAAATTAAAAGCTATACTAACTCGTCTTTCAGATTTATTTGGCATTACACTATGTAAAAGATAGCTAGGAAACATAACTAAAACACTCTCTACCGGCCTAACAAACATTTGAGTTAAATTTCTTTCATTTTGTTTTAATATTGGTGTGCATCGCATGTTGTCGTGAAAGGGGGATTTAAATACTAAAGGCCCATCTTCCTTTGAAGCACATGGATAGTAAATTGCACTTATGTCCGAATCGGGATGATTATGTGTTTCTTGAGAATGTCCTGCACTATATACGTTCAACCAAGAGTCTCTAATTTTTAATTTGTAGTTAACCGTGTCATATTCTAACAGATCACAAAACTCATTTGCGATACCTAGTACAGGCTCTTTAAGCTGTAAAAAATTAGGTTGATTAATTATATTTTCTCCAACTCCAGAAACATATAATTCGCAACACCAATTAAATGGTTTTTTATTCTTATTGTTTTTTATAAAAGTATCTAAATTGTCTAAAATGCCCTTGTTTATTTTATCAGCTTTAGGAATACGTTTTTGTAAAACAGGAACTGCAAAAAACCCGTTAAAAAGAGTATCACTCATCTATACGAGTAAACCTGTTAGCATAAGTTGCTTGAACGTACAACTCACACTCTTCCCTAGAGGCATTATACTCCTCTTCCGTATATGTGCTACCAAAGTTTTCTATTGCAGCCTCCATTGCTAAACTAGAAGAATGCTCTGGAATATGGTTGGGATAAATTTCTCCAGCTTTTCCTATCTCAATATACTTAGATAACATAAAGTCGTATGGTTCAGCCATAGCATTCCTCAAAAATAAGCGTTTTCAATATAGTGGAACTTAGCAGTGTCTTGATGCCAAATACCAAGATCAGTATTGTTTTTCATAAATATGGGCCATATAGTAGCAGAAGATGAGCTTGAAAAGGTTGTTACTGCTGTTTGTTTAGTCGTCACTGTGTGAGTCCCATCTGAATTAGAAAAATCTATAGTTATGGTATCTACTAGCATGTCAGAGCCGCTGGTGTAAACTCTTACGGTTCTGTATAAATCTGTGCTACCAACTCTATCTTGCCCACAAATATACTTGTGATAATTCCCACCCGGATGCCTTCCATCAAGCCCCTTTAAAAAACATTCTCCAGCAGGAATGACAGCCCCACCATTCCACGCCACTGAACTACCAACAGTCGGTGTAGCACTAGACCAAGTGATAGGAAATACTACTGAGTTTGCTGGCGTATTTGTATCAATATGAATAAGAACATTGCCCCACGTAGTAGAAAGAACAACTGGCCTTTGAGTGCTTCCGGTATGTGTAGGAAGGGTTATAGCACTATCAGAATCAGTTTTTGTTAAACTGCCACCAGCACTGCCATTCCAAGATATATGGTTGATGTCAACACGGGTAGTTGATTCACTGAAACTGTTTGAGTCATTGGAATTTATAAAAAATAACTCGTTCGTGGTCCCAATGTTCGCATACTCTGAACCGCTGCCCGGTGACGAATAATCCCATAGATAGTACGCAGCGCCAGTAGGTTTTGCCGATTTTACTGTTGATGAGCCGCCAGAATATGTCCCCATTTGCAGGGATACGGTATTAGATACACTATAACTTATACCTTGCGTATCGTTAAGTCTGTAACCGCTTGCATAGTACTGTGCCGCAGTTTCAAAATTAACATTATTATCAAAACTTCCTAAATTATCAGCAAGATCGTTAAAATATGCGCGTCCAGTAAAACCACCAGCAGCAGAACGCATATACCATATCCCCCTATCAAGAGACAATTGTTGCCCCGACCCAGAGTGAGAGGATGATCCTAGACTATACATTGTCCAATCAGATGCAAGTTCACTAAAGGCATGAGTTGTTGTGTTATATGAAATTGGTGTCGTTGCATAATAATTAGTATTGTATGGTGCGACCATCATTAACCAATTATCTGCTGTGCCTGACTGACTATTGGTTTCATCATCATCATAAACCCAATCTCCACCTACAGACCATATACCCGCATCACTTGAGCTTGTTAAATCGTTTATATAGACAACTGCTGCAGGTTTGCTAACACCTGCACCAAACCCTAAAATTTGATATCCAAAACTCATGTTCTACTCCAATTAGGCATCGTTAGCTGCATCAGTGGTAAAGAACAGCTTTATACCAATTAGTCGCGCATCTTCTGTCATGTCGTCGTTAGCATCAGAAACATCTCTAAATATTCTAAAGAAGCACATATCTCCAGCGGCAGGGCTTCCTGCAATCGTTATCGCACCGCTCTCTGAAGTTACACAGAGATCTTCTGCAGCGCCCAGAGCGTCGTCTGTCACAACCACTGCAGTGCCATATGCAACGTCAATAGTATCATTATCAGAGACTGCCACGCCTTGCAGACCCCAAGCAACACCATCTGTATCTGTTGCAGTAGTTGTCCAAAAAGCCTGAAAAGTAACTGTGCCTTCATTCCAACTTTTTGGAAATGCAATCTGAAATTGAGCGTGTTCATCTGATGAGGCATCAAAGTCCAAAACGTTCATGTCAGGGCGACCAGAGGTTGTTTCCGCTGTGGTTAACGATGCACAACCGTTTGACGCAGTGGGTGTCATAGCCGCTGCGGGTACAAAGATAGTCTCTTTACCTGCAGTTTTTATAGCTGCACTTGAAACAGTGGGAGCTTGTGTAAAGTTAACTACGCCGCCAGAGGAAATTGACATAGCATCTGTGTCTGATGCAGAACCAATAGTGCCAGCGTCTTTAATAATAATATCATCTTTAAAGGTAACAATACCTGCAGAGGATATAGTCATTGCGTCGGTTGCAGAGGCAGAGCCAACCGTTCCGTCATCAGGTACAGTAACACTAGTTCCTGTAAGTGCCAGTGTTCCGGCGCTAGAGGGCAGAGTTACTGTAACATCCGAAGTAGACGCGGGTCCAATAAGAGTGACAGCGTTTGTGCCGTTGTCACTATCTTCAAAAAACTTCACAAAGCCAGCACTGGTTGCGCCATTTTTAAGATCAGCACCCGCGTTAATTACAGGGGTCGTAATTACAGGGGTCGTTAGTGTTTTATTTGTTAGCGTTTGCGTGGCAGTCGCCCCAACAATTTCTTGATCTCCACCCGGAGGCAAAGTAAGAACATTTGTGACACTGGCACTGTGCGGCTGCGCTTTAACAATTTGTCCGTGACTGTTACTTTCGCAGTTAAACTGTATTGATCCGGGGTTAGTGTTTCCCTTTACTGTCACATGCCCCGTGCCATTCGGGGCTAATTCTAGATCAGCGTTTGAGGTGGTCACAATGTCTTGACCATTCATGTCTAGATCGCCGCCCAACTGAGGTGTTGTATCTTCAACAACATTGGATATAGCACCAGAGACAGCAAGACCTGCAACTATTGCTGATCTTTGTATTTTCTTTAATCCACCACCAGATGTATCAACAGCTAAGAAAACGTCATCGTTTGCAACAGTGGATATTTCAGACAGAGAGCCTACGGCTACAGAATTAAAATTTGTGCCGTCTGCGATAAGTAGATTGCCTGAAGTGTTTGTTCCCATCGTGATATCATCACCGGAGACGGTTAGATCACCCGTGATAACAAGATTACCTGAAGAGTCCAGTGTAAGAGCAGTGCTGGTTCCTACAGCACTAGTACCAATCTTAAACTTGTCGCTGTCTCCATCATCTATGCCCATTGTAAATGTCTGTGTGCCAGACAGTGCAAACGATAAGAACGGGTCGCCATCAGCGGCTGTGTTGTTTATGATTAGCCCTGTGGTACCTCCTGCACCGCCAAGAGTTAGGCTAGTGTCTGCAGCGTGAGTAAGAGTAATATCATTATCAGAGCCAAAGCCAAGAACTGCACTATCACTATCTAGCTTAAGATCGTTGCTGACTGTGACTGCAGTAGAGGCGTTCATATCAATTGTTGCTTCGCCGTCAATACGCAGAACACCGTCAGAGCTTTGCTGAATAAAGCTTGCGGTATCTCCAAACTGTATTTTTTCTGTAGTGGTTAGCAGAATATCATCAGAAAACTGGAAATAGTCTTCGTCCTCCATCCAAGTTAAAACACCGTCAGATGTATTAGCATTAAATGTTACAGCTATATCTGTATCCGCACCTGTGCCAAAGGTAATGGCGTTACTGAGAAGTTTCTCAATAGCCCCACCCTCGCCATCAGTGCCGTCATGCTGGTGGCCTGTTGTTTCAAAGGCCGAGTCAATCGCATTAAACTCTGTAGTAAAATCGGAAGCCTGAATGGTTTCTCCATCTACAAAGTTAGTGGGATCAGTTTTTGTATATCCTGTACCCATTACATTCTACCTCCCGGTGTAAATTCTAGTGAAAAGCCTTTTATCGTATAGGTTGGGTTTGTGCTGCTATCATCAAATCTTAAAGCAACAGCAAAGCCGGAACCCTCTACTGATTGTCTGTACAAAGGCGTATAAGCCTCAGTTCCATATTCTGTACTGCCGTATGTGCTTGAAGAAACTCCATAAAAAGCTGCGCCCTGTGGGTTGGCGAGATCATATGCTGCAGGAGTAGCCGCACTCACATCGCCGTAATCATATATTAGAGACATATCAACATCAGTCACAACACCCGTAGGATCGTAGTTTAAAATAACCCTTTGCATATTTTTACGGATACCAACGTCACCCATGTTGTAGTCTGTAGTCTGATATCTGCACACTATAGCGGTGCCATCAAAGTCTACACCGCTCTCCTGTTGAAATACGTAACCACTATCAAAACCACCATGCAGCACTCTTTCTGTATTGTTTATCTCGCCAAAGGCAGCGCAAGAGGGTTTTATGCCTTTTATATCGGCATACTCCCAAGCTACCTGTCCAGTGGTTAGGCTTCGTTTTAGAACAGCGGCTAAACCTAAAGATACCGCTGCAGTGTCACCGGACGTTGGATAAAAAAGTCTGTACTGAGACTTTGACTTAATGACCAGCGAAGAGATATTTGTTAGCTGGTTTGCTGATAAGCCGTTAAGCCTTGCCTGAACCTGCTTAGATATCGTGCCAAGTTCTGTATCACCAATTCTTTCAGTACCAGCAACAGTTCTAAGCCCATCAGGTGCAAGGTAGATAAGATCACCTCCTATTTCCTGTATGCTAAAACGAGACAGGCAACCAATGTTTCTTGCAACAGGTTGCAGAACAAAATCTGAAACACTAGAACCTGCTAACCTAAATATACTGTCTTTACAAAAAATAACCAAAGTTTCACGAAACTGTTTCATACCAACAATTTCATCGCCTACAGATATCTGTCCTGCGCCAGACGCTGCACTAAAATCATTCTCGCTATACGGGGCGGTAAACTGAATTATCTGGCGATTGTTTGTCATGCCAGAAAAAAACAGGTGATTTTTATGCTCAACTACAACTTCCGGTGCTGTTGGTTTAGTCCCTGCACCTGAACCTGCACCACCAGTTAAAGCTGTATAGGTGCTGCCATCAAAGATAGCTGCATCATTAACTCCGTCTGCCATCGCAATCTTCTCAGTGCCTGTCCAGTTGTATACTGAAAAGGTGTACCTTTCTGCACTGGTGCGATTAGTTACAAAGTTTGTCCATCCAGAGCCTGTGCTTGTTGCCACGTTTGCGCCTCTTGCTGCAACAACTTTGTTCTGAAAAACAGCTATACCCAACACTCCACCGGAGCCTGACAACTGATTACTATCAAACTTTGTAAACCCTTTTATTTTAGAGTACCCGCCCTCAACAGCAGGTTCATAGTTTTGCAGAGTGGTAGCCTCTCCCGGCTGCATAACAAAAATGCTTTTGTCGAGAACAAGACCACCGTCACAGTTTACAGGTAAAGCTTGCACTGGCATTATACGGCTCTCATGTAATCTTTTTGATTGGTTAGCTCAGTACGCATTCTCCGCACACCATTTTCATAGTCGCGGAATGCAAACTGTGCAGCTTGGTCGTTACCACGCAGTATGTGAACAAAGTATTTTACACGCGCTACAATTACATCATGATAGCGTGCTGGTATCTTTGGCTTGTCTGTAAACACAGTTAATTCTGGAGACGAGTCATAAAAATCAAACTCAACGTCGTATTGTGTATTTTCAGGTATGGGTGTGATACCAAAGGCATTGTCGTTTTTGACACGGTACACGCATTGAGGAGTGGTGAACCCATCATCGGGTGAGTTAAGAGCTAAGAACTCGTTCTCTCTGTATGACGTATGGTAGCGACCTCTACCTTCATGGTATTCATCAATTGATTTGTACTCTAGAGTTTTTGCAGACGCATCGTCCTCAAATACCTCAACGAAGTCTATGTCCAAGTTTGTTGACGCAGTATTGCTAAGGCTAATAAAAGTCTGCTGCGTTGATGCAGTAAACGTAGCCGTCTTAATTTCACCGTTACCAACATTGTCTATGGTAAACGTAGTTGATAGATCAGAGTCCTTGTCACTGCTAGAGCCTGCAAACACATTCAGTGTTTCTGACGTTGATGAGATAGTGCCAGACGCAATCCTTGCAGTAATTCTGTACACTCTGTTTTCAACGGTGGGCAGTGCTTGGTCTACACAACCAGCGTTCAAACGCAAAACACCCGCCGCGTAGGTTCTGCCACTCACAGAGTTGCTAAGTGCGGGGGTGCCGGATGTGCTTGTTCCTGCAGGGTCAGAGCTTCTGCTATCCCAGTACGAGCCTAGAGTAAAAGTCTTATCAAAGTTGCCCTGCCTAATTAGGTTCTGCGGACGTAAAAAGAATGTGTCGTAGTCCACATCAGTGCAGAATGTTATATCTCCTGACGTAGCGGTAAAGGTAGAGGACACACCTGTAAGAGTTTCTGCAGACTGAAACGTGCCCTCAATGGGTTCAATAAGCATAAACTGCTCATCAGCGTGACCGCCGTGCGGTGGCACTCTACGTAGAATACCTTTTGCAGATGAGGTGCCGCCTGTGATCATTTCGTTAGGAGTAAATCCGCCACCAACGCTGGACACCTCTACTTTTATAGGATAGGTGTAGGTGCCTCTGCCACCAAACAAAGTATAGTTGGCGCTAAGAAAGTTCCAAGGCCATTGTATGTATTCAGCTTCGATGTCTCGTATAGCTCTGTTTATATCCTTTTTAACTGTCGTCTGCACGCCTCGTGTTCCAGACAGACCAACCGCAGTTTCTGCAATCGTAGTTTCATTAAGGTCTAGTAGCACAGCGTTTATAAGTTCTACATAATTCATGGCTTGCCTAACTTATGCTTGGTTAGCTAAGAAGAGTTCGTCTATCGTCAGCACTGCTTCTATTCTATCAGCGGTTCCTGCAGTTAATTTGATAGCATCACCCTCATTAAGATTTAGTTCTAGCAACAAAAGCAAATGATCATTTGCTGCTATGCTTTTACTGCCTAGCAGTTTAAAAGTTGCACTGGCACTTGCATCAGTAAACTCTAATGTTACAGGCGTAGCGTTGCCTGAAGTTTCACAAATCTGTATAGTTTTTAAAACAGCATCATGACCTGCAGGAACAGTGTACACAGTTGTTTGATTAGTGCTGTCAAGAGCAACTGCCGCGTTACGAAGTCGTACTGCTCTGGCTAGTGTTGAGGTCACAGAGGCATTCCTTTAGGTTTATTTATAATAGGTTTAAAATCTGTACCTATAGACGCTACACATTCTACTTCTGGATTTATATCGGCTATACCCATCATTGTGTAAGACCCAGTTTTTGGATTTATGTACACAGTAAAAGTAACCCTGTACTGATTATCTCTAAGTGAAAAAGCAGGATACTCTCCATGTTTTGCAGCTTGATTTGAGATTGAGCCAACTGGAAAGCACAAATTGCTAATCTGCTGTGCTTGACTAAAAGTTGGTACTAGAAACAAAACTGCCGCTGCTACAAGAGACTTCATCTACATTCCCCAAGCCTTCTTTAAGTATGTCTGAACCAGTGTTGATTTTGTAAACATGTCTTTTTGAGCTTTCATCAGATACGCATTTACTTCATACACGTTCTGAAGAATAAACGACTGTTCATACGACACATTAGAAGACATCCATCCAACTATGTTCTGCCTAAATCCCTTAGTAACTTTCTCCACACCGTGCGGGTAAATGATAGGAAAGATCACAGCTTCACCTGCGTTTAGTTTTTTACCTATTCTTCCTACCGGCGTGGCTAAAGTAAATTCTCCCCCTTCGTAGTCGTCCGTTAGATTTATGCTCCAGCCGTAGTCAAAAAATACATTGTTTGATTTTGGCTGCGCTTTGAAAGCGTCTACGTGCAAGTCGTAGTAATCACCTTCAAGGTATTTGTTATAAAAATTTACTGATACTCTGGTAGGACAATACACGCTGTCTATGTAGTGCGTATCGTACAGCTTATCTGTAATTAGCTTCCTTACCTCGTCTGGGACACCTTTAGATTCTTTGTTACTTTTTATGTCCTCTAGATCAGGGGCAGTATCTTCCCCATTCTTAAACGTGTTCTGGTCAATTTTGTCCAGACAAAAATTTACTTCATCTTCATTGAGTAGCTTGATAAACATATATACCTCCGTCAGTTCACATCAAAGCAAGAAGGGTGGGGTTTTTGAAAGGAACCCCACAGAAACCTTTAGTGCAATTACGTACCTGAAGAGGTCGTAGCCGCTTCCGTCAGCGGGTTGCGCGAAATGTCAACCATGCAAACGTGAACGCGGAAACGAGCAGCACTTTCACCCGTTGAGCCACCATCAAGGATGAGGGCATCAATCGTGTCAGCACTGGTAAAGATACGTGCGTTGGAACCAGAAGCGCCAACAGCGGCTTCAAGGAACGGCGTAAAGCCAGCAGCAAGCGTAGAACCGTCAACAAAACAGTCCACGTCACCGCCAGTTACACCAACGTCCAGAGTGACCTGAGCATTACCACGCGCTTCAAGAACTTCAAGCGCACCGGCAACAATCATGGTATCCGCAGGAACATCAACCAACTGGATGACATCTCCACCCGTACCGCCATCGGCAGTATCGTGGACCTGCGAAGTGATCACATAAGGAGAGGGCATCCGCGAAGGATGACCAACGGTTCCACCGCCATTGATGGTACGATCAATAGTAGCCATGATTCATCCCTCCCTTAGCTGTAGTCTACAATGCCGAGAACAAGCGACTCGGGGCGCAGGACTTTACGTCCATACACATGAAGACCACGAACAACGTCAGCAAACGAATCGGGGTCGCGAATCACTTCGGTCTTAGCAATTGAGTTAGCGGTTGCACAAGCGGAGATATGACCGGCGAGAACCACGTTCTCACCCGTTCCAACGCCGGAAACCGAAACCATGTCCGTGGTAGTCGTAGCATCAGCCGACTGCCGCAGAGCATTGGATTTGTAGAGCGTGAAGCCCATAATCTTCTGGTTCGTCACCAGACCATTACGGAGCGGCGAAACATCATCGCCCGTAACCTGAACTTCAACGATCTTTGCACCTGCTTTGTACAGGTTCTCATAGACACGCGGGGGCGCTACAAACCAACGGTTCTCTTCAGGAACGTCCTGCTCATCAAGCTTACGAGCCATAAGAGCCATTAGGTTTACAACGTCATCACCGGCATCAGAACCTGCAACAGTAACAGGAGTACCAGAAGTACCAAGGTTGGAGTCCGTTTCAATCGAACCGGAAGCACCTTTGATACCCGCGCCATCAAGCATAGCCTGAAGCACGTTTTTGTCGTAGTTACGCTTCAAGGAGAAAGCACCTGAAGAGGTAGCCATCGCCTCAAAGTTAACATGCGATTGGCGTTCTTCGATATCATCGACTTTGAACGCAAACGCCTGAGCCTGATCTACTTCCAGAGTAATCTCGTCGTCAGCCAAGTCCTGCGGAGTAACCACAGCACCACGGGTGTACGCTGAGATGGAAACAGTCGGTTCTTTAATAATACGAACCGTGTCACCATAATTCTCAATCTCCCCGGCGTAGTCAGTGTTCGTGATGTCTTCAACAACTGACGCACGGCGGAAAAATTTAAGAACCTTCTGGCTATAGATTTCGGCTTGGAAATTACCGGACGGCAGGTTGCCATAACCGGCGGATACACCAATAGCCATTTCCTTAACCTTTCTCTATAAGTTTAGCCATTTACGATACGTCCCTCCGCGTTTGCCTGATCAAGCTCTGCTTCAAGCTTGTCAAACTCATGCGGTTTGAGTTTACGTATCTCTGAGGTCGTCCATACTTTTTTATTAGCATCGCTATTAGTAGAGACGTTAACAGGGGTAGTCCTAGTAACAGCCTCTGCAGCAGCAGCTAACTGTTTTTTAGAGGGACGCCCTCTGGGTTTCTTTGTACTAGCAGTATCTGCTTTGTACAAATCTAGAACGCGAGAAGCGTACTGAACATCGCTGTTATTTTTGGTAATACCATCCGCGATACTAGGTGGCTGCTTGCCCAACCATTCTTTGAACTGGTCTGACTTCTTGATATCAGAGAAGTCTGGGTGCAGGGCTAGTAGTTCTTGGTAAGCACTTTTAGCCTGTAGCTGCTCTTCTTTTTTAGAAAGACGCTCAATCTCTTGTTTAAGTTCTTGAACTTCTTTTGTAGCATTTTTAGAAGCTAGGCTTTCTACTACATTGTAAACGTCAGGATAGTTCTCTTTGAAAGATGCAATGTCTGCATCGTCCTCATACTCTTCCTCCTGTTGAGGCTGAGTAAGAAGCGTCTCACGTTCCATCTTCCATTCATGGAGTTTGGAGTCGTAGTGCTTCTTGAGATCATCATAGCGTTTCTTGTAGTCATGCTCTTCCGTCTTTACCTCTGTAGAGACGGAAATAGTTTCATCATCCATAACCTCGTCTTCAGTTTCACCTTCTTCTAGGGTAGCCTCTTCGCTTGGGATATCGTCCTTGTAAACGTCTGCACGATAGCTGCCACGATAAGGGCCTAGAGTTTCCTGTTCTTGGGTAGTCATTTTTCCTCCTTGCGGGGCCTCAGTGGGGTAGCCGCAGTTGGGTTAGTCTCGCAGGGCCGCTTTATTGCGGGTAGCTGCTTCAAGCTGCTCACTGGCTTTTAGGTTCTGCATCTCATCTGCAAAA